GCAGCTGACAAGTATACAAAAGCTGAACTATTAACACTAATGGACAAAGACCATTGGGATGATATGTTTAACAAAAAGTATACAGTTCACACAGCCAGCGCAGTAGTTGAAACTGTTGACAATTCGTTCGATGTAAGTACATTAGACGACAGTTAATATAACTTATGAAAGGTATAGAAATGGACGAAAAAACTCAAAAATACATCAATGGGCTTATCAGCATGCTTACTAGGCAAAGAAATCAAGCTTTAGATATGAATGCAAAACTTCAAGCTGAAATGGATGTTCTAAAAGCAGAACTAGCTCCGGCTCCAGAAGCAACTGAAACTGAGGAAAAGCCAGAAGATCAAGAGGCTGAGTAATGGCCACGGAGCATTGGTCACCGGTATATGTTCTTTCAGTAACCTCAACGGATATTGCGTCTGTATTTGAAACTTCTACTTTTGGAGAAACTGCTTTTGGTGTATTATCATTTGGAGGCAGTTCAGATATTGGCAAAGAAATATGGTCAACGGTCAACGCAGCTGGAACAACTGAGTCTTGGTCTTCCATTACTCCGTAAGGATTTATTATGGCGATAACACAAGGATTATGTAATTCATTCAAACAAGAACTTTTACAAGGTTTGCATGACCTTGATGGTCATACATTAAAGATGGCGTTGTTTACATCCAGTGCTACACTTGGAGCAACGACTACGGCATATTCTACAACAAACGAGTCAAGCGGCACAGGGTACACGGCCGGCGGTGCAACACTTGCAAACGTTGCTGTATCATTGTCCGGCACTACAGCTTTTGTTGATTTTGATAATGTATCTTTTACAAGTGCAACAATCAGTGATGCTGCAGGTGCTTTGATATACAATTCATCTGCTAGTGACAAAGCAATAGCAGTTGTAGATTTTGGCTCTACAAAATCAGTATCCAGTGGCACACTAACAATAACATTACCAACAGCGTCAGCGACAACAGCATTAATAAGGGTAAGCTAATGCCTTTATCAAAACTAGAAATAGCTCCGGGGATATTTAAAGATGAGAGCTCTTACTCTCAAGAAGGCAGGTATATCGATGCAGATAAAATTCGGTTTTTACAAAATAGACCAGAAAAAATAGGTGGTTGGGCAAAACTAGACACAGATAATATTGCAAGTGGAGTGGTTCGAGCACTACTTCCGTATCGTGCTAACAACTCAAAACGTTATATTGGTATCGGTACTCATAGTCATTTGTATTTATATGATGATGGTGCTGGTAGTTATGTAGACATTACACCGGCTTCAAACTACACAGCTGGTGCACAACACACAACGATCAGCTCAGGAGCGTACACCTACAATACTGTGTGGACATTGGACATGTTTGGTGAAGATTTAATTGGAGTCAACGGTATTGGTGGACGACTTGTAAGATTGGATACAAGTGCTTTTCAAGCAAACGCAGCAACTAACGCTGTTACAGAAGTAACAACAGGCGTTCCAGCAACTGCAAATGGTGTGATTGTGAACTCAGCATCAAGACAAGTTGTTCTGTATGGGGCTCATGACGGCACGGCAGCCAACCCTATGAATGTTGCGTTCTCTGATCTTCAAGATATTACAGACTTTGTTCCTGCCACTTCTAACTTTGCAGGATCACAAGTTTTAACTGGTGGAAACTTGCTTCTTGGTGGCATACGAACAAGAGGTGCTATTCTTTTATTTTCTGACACGTCAGTATTTACCATGACATTTGTTGGACAACCTGATGTCTTTGCTTTTCAACAAGTTGCAGAGAACGCAGGTATTGTTGGACCACAGGCAGCAGCCGAGTTTAATGGCACAGTGTTTTGGATGGGCAATGATGGCTTCTATCAATATGCAGGCGGTGTACAACAAATACCTTGTTCAGTAGAACGTCATGTATTTGACAATTTAACCAAACAACAAAAGATAAAATGTTTTGCTGGCATCAATCCTAAATTTAACGAAGTATGGTGGTTCTACCCAGCAGGAACAAATGCTGACTCTGAAGATATAAATAAATATGTCATCTACAATTACAAAGAACGAGTATGGTCCATTGGATCATTAGTTAGAGGAGCGTGGGCACCTGAAGGTATTTACGATAACCCAATCGCAAGTTCTGTTTCCGCAACATCATCATTTATTTACAAACACGAGTTTGGTACAGACGATGAATCGTCTGCTTTGGCCTGTACGTTGACGTCTGGAGAAATGGACATTCAAGACGGTGATGACATTATGTTTGTAGACAAAGTTATACCCGACTTTGATGATCAAGTTGGTTCAGTCAGTATGAATTTAAAATTTAGAATCTATCCGAATGCTTCTCAAATAACAGAGGCAACTGAAACATTAGCAACAACAACTGAATTTACAAGTATCAGAGCACGTGGACGACAGATGTCTGTTATCCTATCAAGTAACGCAACTAGTTCACATTGGAGACTTGGCGACATTCGTTTGAACATTCAACCTGATGGTAAACGATAATGTCAGGATCACGATTTAGATCGTTACCACGATTTACAGCGCTCGACGGACAACCGACAACGGACGCTTTGGGTGAACACATAAATCTTCTTACAAGTGTAATTGAACAAAACATTCTTGAAATAGATCGTGCTGTATCAACAGAAGACTTAGATCTTGACACTGGTTTTGAGGCACCAGCACTCGGTACAGCGACAGTGGCCAACGCACAAGTAAGTTCATCAGCTGANATAGCTATAACAAAATTNGACCTTGCTGGAGCTACAACTCAAGGCGATGCTTTAGATAATAATGACGTATTCTTTATGTTAGATTTAAATTTAGGTACAGAAACATATGCTAACAGTGACAATAAAAAGGTTGCAGCGTCAAGAATTAAAACATATGTGTCTGATTTAACGTTGACCACAGCAGCGCAGACTGCTATAACTAGTGTAGGAACCTTGACAGGCTTAACTGTCACAGCTTCTGGTACTGCTGCAAAACTGCAATATACAGGGTCTAGCGGCAACCCCTGCGTAACATTGGATCAAGATGATGCCGATGCTCCATTTATAGACTTCGACGGAACTGCTGGTGCAGCCAATACAAACAGTGTTGTAACAACCACAGGCAATGTTTCAGGAGGTATAAATCGGTTTGTAAAAGTTAAACAAGGTGGCACAACATATTATATGCCGCTCTATGCAGCGAGTTAATTTATGGGTATTGGAAAAAAAATAAAGGGTATAGTTAAAAAGGTTATACCAAAAGAAATAGGAGGATTAGCTCCTATCGTTAGCGTGTTCAATCCAGTTCTTGGCGCCATGATGGGTGTTGCAGGTGGAGTTCGCGAAGGAAATTTAATGAAGGCAGCTATGTCGGGGCTTGGAGCCTACGGCCTAGGGTCATTTGCTCAAGGAACTAAACTCTTACCTCAACTTGGAGGAGGCATCAGTGATGCACTAGTTGGTGGACTACAAAACATTCCGGGCGTTAATCAAATTGCAGGAAGCAATCTAGGGCAAGGCATCGGAAGCATATTTAAAAACATTCAAGGTCAAGGCGGTAAGTTTGGTAATCTATTAAAAAAAGGATTCACTGGACAACCTCAGTACGACGAGTACGGAAAAATAATTAAGCAATACGGTCAAGGAAGACCGGGCGGTGGCGGACTAAGTGATATATTGTTTGGACAAGGAAACCTTGGAGTATCATTACAAGATTTATTATTTGGCGGTGCAGGAGCATTAGAGTCTTATTTTGCTAAAAAAGACATGGAGAAAAAAATAGCAGGCAGTGGTTTTAATAAATCGCTATCCGAACTAGAACAACAATATCCATTAGCTCAAGCAAACTATGATCCAGCAGCAGTCTATCAAGATGGCGGCAGAGTTCATGGATTTTTAGGTGGATTATTTAGAGGTGACGAAGAAGTTGAAGCAGCTGTTCCAGACGGCTACGATCAATTGAACAGAGAATTCTTATCTGTAATGAAAGCTTCTAGAGGAATGTATGACATGCAAAATCCTCAGCATCGAGTAGAAGTTGCAGATATGTTGGGCGCAACTGATATAGAAACAAGAACAATGCTGAAAGAAATAATGAAAAATTATATGAGGACGAAAGAAGCAGACGGTGGTATAATTGAGGAACGAACAAATTATAATATGGGCGGACTTGGTAGTATTCCACAAGCACCAGCGGTTCCACAAGGACAACAATTGGATGGCAGAGGCGGCGGATTTATTCCTATGGGAGCACAAGAACGAAAAGACGATGTACCAGCAATGTTGGCAAAAAATGAATTTGTAATGACCGCTGATGCTGTGCGAGCAGCAGGGGGTGGCAGTATTAATGAAGGCGCAAAACGTATGTACAGTATGATGAACAATTTAGAAAATCAAGGAAGAGGATAAAATTATGACTACACCAGCTGGCGATTACACCAATATGCCTAAGTTTCTTCAAGAAGCTTATCAAAAAACAATTGGCCAAGCATCTAACATTGCAAGTAGACCTATTAATGCTGGAGCAATGTCTCCGGGTTTTGATCCGTATCAATCAGGAGCAGCAGGAATACTAACGCAAGGTCTTGGTTCGTACATGCCTTACATTGAGAAAGCAGCTCAATACGCAGGACCGCAAGGCGCTTCTGCATTTATGAATCCGTACACACAAAATGTGGCACAAAATACCATGACTGATTTAAACAAACAATTTGGTTTACAACAAGCGCAAGCTGATCAACGAGCCATTCAATCTGGATCTTTTGCAGGATCTGGAACTCGTGGAGCTGTGTTTGATGCAGCGTTAAAAGGAGAACAAGCAAATACAATGAGAAACACTATTGGTGACATATATAATCAAGGGTTTCAACAATCACAACAAGCCGCACAAAACGCATCAGGTTTAATGTCTGGACTTGGTTCTCAAATGCAGCAGCAAAGATTAGGAGACGTTAACGCGTTATTTAATTTAGGACAAACAAGAAGAGGGTACGATGCTCAACGTGCTCAAAACGCTTATGAATTACCAATGAACCAAGCATCGTTCTTACAACAAGCAACGCTTGGTATGCCTATGTTCCAACAACCAAATATGCCTAACATATTTCAAGGAGGCATAGGTGGTGTCGGAATTGGAAGAACGTTGGGACAAATGAGATAATGTCAGTTTTTAACCGAAAATTATTTACACACACGCCGTATCATCATTACGGCACAGGAATATCTTCTGGGTTAGTCGAGAGACAAGGGTTCGCGGTCGGCGGACGGGTAAAATTAAAGATAGGTGGGGGCTCTTCTTTTAATGCTCAAGCAGCAATTGACCAACAACGGGCAGAAACAGACAAAGCACAATTATTTAAGGGTAACGAAAGTATACTTCCCGCAGAAGTAATTAACATGAGTCCAATAGGAAGAGCGTATCAAATTAATTTTAATAAATTTTTAAAACAAGCAGGAGTAACTCCTGAACAGTATAAAGAATTTTCTAAAGAAAACAAACAATCTTTAGCAGAAACTATAAATGATCAAGTTGTTGAATCTTTAATGACACAGTTTAATGTTGGTTATGAAGATATTGAAAAAGCATTCGGAGGAAAATCAGGAGAAAAAGGTCAAAATAAAATGATTAAACAAAGTTTGAAAGCAATAAATCAAACATATGATAAAGGACTGCTTTCAGACGATCAATTTTTAATAGATCAACAGACCAAGTTAAATGACAGACTTGCAGAGATAGAAGAAAATTTTCCTACAGCAAGAAATCCTTTACCTGATGTCAAAAGAATGGAAATTGAACAAGAGGAACTACCACCTCCTCCTCCTCCTGCTGGTGGAGGTGAAGAAGGTCTCGCTGCTATAGCAAGCGATAGTTTAATGGGAAGAGATCAGACAACAGACGAGTTTAGAGAGGACTACATTAACAAAATACTTGGAGCTCAAGAACAATTGGGCATAAATGAAAAAGCAAAAAAACAAGCAATGAATGAATCTTTATTAAACATAGGGGCAGCAGACCCTGTACAAAAAGGACAGTCTTTAATTCCTATGTTGGCAAAATCTTTTAAAGACCCTATGAAAGAATTATATGCGGCAGAAGCTGAGTACGACAAAGATGTCTACGATAGATACGCTACTAGAGCCGACACAGGATTAACTCCTGAAAGACCGGGAGCTCAAGTTGAATTAGCAGAATACTTTATGAGCAAAGGCGTACCTCAAAACGAAGTTCTAGATCTTTTAACGGGGGCGACTGACAGACAATCAGAGTTATATAACAACGAAGTTGTTCAAGATATGGTTGGAACTTATCTGGATGAAAATCCAACAGCGAGTCTTGCAGATGCGTACGATTCTGTTTTAGAAGGAATTCTTCCACCAAAAAGTTTAACGGATAAAACAATTACAGCCGAAACGTTAACAGCTCCAAACAACTCTGTTCTTGCTAACGGCGGACGAGTTGGTTTAAATATGGGAGGCCAACCTACAACTAATTTTGCGATGTCACCAAATCAAGGCACAGCCATGGAGCAAGCAAGAACAGAAGCAATCACGTTTGAAGAACTGAGAGCTCAATTACCAGAGTACATTAATGATGACGTTGTACGATTACTAGTTCAAAGCCCAGAAGCATTAATGGATCTAGCAGAAGCACAAACAGCAGAAGATTTGGACAGGTTTGAACAAAAATACAATGTTCAAGTGACTATGCCTTTTGCTGAAGATGGAGTTACAACAGACGGAGCGTTGTAATGTCAAAGAAAGACAGGTTTTATTTATTCGGAACTGAAGAAGGGACTAAAGGTCCTGAATTTAATGTTTTTGAAAATGTTGGTTTAGGTCTAGCATCAGGTGCATTAAAAATACCTGAAGCAATTTTAGAACTTGGAGCAGGATTTATTGATTATGCTGCTGATACAGACCTTGTTACTGCGTTAGAAGAAAATTACCCTAGAATAAATGTTACAGACGGAGTTGGTAAATTTGTTGAAATTGCTGTTCAATACGGAGTTCCATACTCTCAAGCATTAAGAATCGGCAGTAAGCTAGGTTCGATGAAAAAAATGCGTGATCTTGGTAATGCCACCAAAGTTAACACTGCATCTAAAATTGCTGGCAAAATGGGTTATTATGGTGCTCCAGCAATTGTTGCTGACGCAGTAACTGGTTCTGCTAGAGACGCTACTTTAGGAGAAGCGTTTGGTGCTTACGATGAATATGAAAAAGAAGTTGAAGGAAAAAAAGGATCAGAAAAAGCTGAAGAAGTTATAAAACAGAAAATATTAACAGGAATAGAAGGCGGAGTTTTAGGGGGACTTATTTCAACTGCGGCGGGTCCTGCAATTAAAACTACATTTAAATTAGGTGCAATGGGAGCATCTGGAGTTGGAAAAGTTGTATCACCTCTTGTTATAAACCCTCTTCAAAATCTTCTTGCAAAACCTGCAGTAGGTAGTCTAACTGCAAAAACATTAAACTACATTGATTTAGCAAAACAAAAAATAGCTCCATTGTCTTTAAGACAATTAAAAATGATGGATGAAAATAAAAAAACTATATATGAGAAAATTAGATCTAAAATTGCTCAATACGTTACTCCAGAAGGGTTAAATCCAAGAGAAGTTCAAGCTAGATTAGGTGGCGTAGACGATGCAGTAAAAGCGGTTAGAAATGATCTTGACATGTTTATTCCTATGTTGGTTACAAACATAAAAAAAGCATCACAAATAATTAGCAACGGTTCAAATAAAACTGGAAAAATGACATTGACTAGAGAGCAGGCTCTTTTAAAAGAACAGACAAAAAAATTAATTGAAGAAGACGTAAGTAAAGTTCTTTCTTTAAGAGAAAAAGAAGGAGGACTGCGCATACAAAGCAAAGATGCAAGCAAGGAAACGTTTAGAACCATGTATGCAAAAAAAGGATTAAAAGGAAAAGATTTAGACAATCTTGTTAATTCTCTCACTAATGTTAAAGATATCGGTAGGAGACTTGTAATAGATGTTAACAAAACATTTAAAGATGCAGGTGTAGGAGCGGGACTCAGAAAAGAAATAACGACAGAACTTAACGAAAACATTGAAAAGTTAATATACAGAGATTCTACAAATTATTTTGCAGCTTTTGATAATCAAATTAATTACAGATTTAAAGGGAAAGAATTTGAAGTTAAAAAAACAGCAGCGATAGAAGACGCGTACAATTCTTTGAAAGCAGAACAATTAAGTCTTAAAACAAGTTCTCCAAATCCTGCTAAATATATTGAAACTGCTGATGAAGTTTTAAGAGAAAAAGCAAAAAAAGAAATTGAACAATTAATTCGTTTAGCAGAATCACAACGAAGCGAAGGTTCTTTCTTTTTTAATTTAAGAGTAGCTAAAGAAAGAGGAGCAACAGAAGCAGGAGAAAAATATTATACTAGTATTTCAAAAGAAATGATAGATAAAAGATTTTTTAAAGAAGGAGACGACTATTCTTTAAGACTTAAAGAACTTTTAGGAGGAGAATTTTCTCCATTAAAAGGTTTTGAAGATAAGTATATGTCCGTGGCTAAACAATTAGGGTTAAAAAAATACGTAAATAGTTTAGTAAGTCACGACACCTCTTTGGGTGCTGTCGTAGCAAACAGGATGCAAAAAATATTTTTTAAACCTACCAAAACTGCAGCAGAAATAATGGAAGAAGTTCCCACTATAAGTCGTAGTGATGCTGAAGCAACGGCCAGTCTTGATCTTAGAAGACAGGTGGCCACAGAATATGGTTTAGATATAGACAAAGTTCCTCAATTAGTTGCAACAAACCCTAAAAAATTTGTTGGAGATAAAAAAGTAGATGAAGATATTTTTGGTGTTTTTGATGCAATTAACACAGAAAAGCGCAATGCTTATTTTACCACAACGGGCATAGCAGAAAATTTAAAAGGAATGAAAAACATAACTGATAGTTTTTTAAACATACCTCTTTATAAATCATTTTTAAAAATGAAAGCTGGAACTCAAATTGGAAAAACAATATTAAGCCCAGTAACACAAATTCGTAACTTTACATCCGCAGCTTTTTTTGCTCTACACAACGGTCATTTTGGAAATCCTTTTGGAAAAGGAGATTTCTCTATTAGTGATGTTTTGAAACAACACGTAGATGAACTGTTCCCAAATGGAGTCATTGATCAGGCAGGTCTTAAAAAAGTAGCTCAAGAAGCTAGAAGAAAAACAGAATTAGGAGTTACTTCAGGTAGCCCAATTCAAAAAGAAATTGATGATTTAGTGCAAGATTTATTTGTCAAAAGAGGAAGTGATTACGCTACCACAGAAGAACTTTTTAACGCTGCCTATAGCTCAACAAAATATAAAAATTTAAGAGGTACTGTAAAAAACATTACAGGGTATGACGCGGTAGGTTTTTCTAAAAGATTATATTCTACAGCGAATCAATTTTATGCTAAAGGAGACGATTTTTGGAAAGACTATGGATACAGATATACTATGTCTCAATTAAACGAAGCTTTACCAGATGTGAATACATTAAACCCATTAACAAGTAAAAACTATACTCAAGAAGAAGTAGCAAAACTTATAGAAAAAGCTCACAATCATTTGTTTAAACGTCGTCCCAATATTTTAAAAGATGGGGCTGAACGAGGAAAATCTTTTGGTGTGTTGGGAGAAAAATACAAAAACAGAAAAGAATTAATGGAAGAATTTTCTGCAGAATATATAAAAAATACTTATCCAAATTATTCGTATGTGTCTCAAGCAGTCAGAGAATTACGTCGTCTTCCAATTGGAAATTTTATTTCTTTTCCTGCTGAAATATTAAGGACGTCAAGTAATTTAGCTGTGTTGACTGGAAGAGAACTAAGCATAGCCACTGGCAATGCGGCTTTGGACACGGCGTTTAGAAAAATGGGGTCTAGAAGATTGCTAGGACAAATGGCAGGGTTTACTTCTGGGCCTTTGCTTGCGACATACTCGTTAAAAATGTTAGGTATAACAGATCAACAATACGAGGCTTTACGGGAATCTCAAGTTGCAGAATGGAACAAGTACAGTGATCTTATTATGATAGGAAAACGAAAAGACAAAGATGGTAACGTAAAATATAAATACCTTAACTTTGCATATCAAAATCCTTATGATTACATTCGAGCTCCTATGTACAATTTTCTTGGAGAATATAATGCAACAGGAAAAGTAGGAATGGATCATGAAGACCGTTTTGTAAAATCTGCTTTACAAGGATTAAGTACTTTGTTTCAACCATTTATGGGAGAAGCAATTTTAACAGAACGATTATTAGATGTGTATAGGGGCACCACCAATACAGGTAAACGTGTGTGGGACAAAGATGTTGATAATGCCGGGGACATAATGGTTCGTTCGTTTACTCATTTATTAAAAGGAGTGACTCCCGGAGTGTTCTCTCAAGTTTCAAACGTTTCAGAGGCTGTTGCAAAAAATGTAACACCTTATGGAAAACAATACAACCTCAGCGATGAATTAATTGCTTTGCTTTCAGGAGTTCGTGTTTACGAAGCAGACATGAAAAACAATTTAAATTTTAGTTTAAACAATCACCTTAGATCTATTCAAACTTTAAAAAGTAGGGCCGGAGCGCAAATTTTTGCATCGAATGTTACACCGAACACAGTCGTTTCTGCGTATAAAGATTACGTAGAGGGCTCATATAGAGAATACAATGAAATGAGAAAAATATTAAATGATCTAGAAATTTTAGGTTTTGAACGGAAATATATAAACAAATATTTTAAACAAAGAAAAGTAAGAAAGGATATTGTAAAAACACTGAGACGAGATCGTTTTGTTCCTCCAAAATGGGAAACGTTTTATAACGATCAACGTTTTGAAAAAATTGCAAAAGAAAGAGGTCTTTCTAGAAGACAACTTTTTCCTCGAAGACAAACACGAAACATTGAAAGACAGTATCGTAGCATAGATCTTCTTCAGTCACTAGACAATGTTCGTAGTTTAATAAAAAATAAAGAAAAAGACAGAGATGAAAAAATAGCGCAAAGAACCGCAACACAGGGACAAGGAATAACGGCCGACGGTTCACCGTTAGTTACTCGTGGCGCTCAAGTAGCACCAAACAATCAACAAATGTCTGCAATAACAGGAAAAACTGGATTAACTGAAATTGAAACTGCTTTGCTAAGTCCTGAAGAACAAATAATAAGACAAAGAAATAGGATAGTTTAATATGAGCAACGAAACAAAAATAGCTTTAGAAGCCCATCTGTCTGAGTGTCAATTGCGCTATGAGATCTTTGAAGAAAAATTAGATACGTTGCAAGCACAACAAAACACGATAAACAAACACACGTTTGAGTTGCGTCAGATGATGAC